CATACGTAGAACCGATACCCTTAATTACTTTAGTTGGTACGCCTGGGGCTTCACGTAAAATCTCTTTCTTTATATAGTCAAATGATTTACCACCCTGTTTACCATTCTTATTGAATAGGTCTATCAGTGCTTGTCTGACTATCTCTAAGTGTTCGTTATAGTACTGTTCGTACTTACCATTATTATTCTTATCAAAATCCTTTAGGACTTGTTGGGTAATCTTTCTATCTTTACTGTCATAGGTTTTTGCAGAAGGCATACCCTCAATCTTAGAGAACACTTCTTTGTGTAACTTTGCAGATAACTTAGGTACTTGATTCCCCTCTTTAAATGCTTGGAAGATTGGGTTTACGTATGTGTTGAGTTTAGGTTCTGAAGTTTTCTTACCACCTGCTTTAAGAGAGGTTCCTAAGATTGCACCATCCGTAAACTGAAGGAAGATGTCGCCTGGATGTTTGGATGGAACACCAGCTGGTTTTGCACGGTATCCCCAAAAAACATTCTTGATTGACTTCGCTTTCATTTCATCATAGATATACTTTGTAATACCTATTGCATTCTCTACTTTCTCTTGAAACTTGGATGAGTCTTCTGCTTGTGCAATGAAGTCCTTTGCAGATTGTTTATCTGAACTACCTACACACTTTAATTTATCTACATTCTGTTCAAGTATCCACTCATAGAATGATGAAACTGAACTAGGTTTGTAGCCTTTCTCCCATGCAATACAAGGGAACAACTCTGTGATACTTGAGTTTAGTGTTGTCTCATTCATGCCACCACTCTTAGGTTTAAACATGATGATTGCACGGTCTCCATTCAATGATGGNATNAAGATAGGGTCAAAACTTGATAGTGAACTTCCCTTTACCTCNGCATGAATGTCTGCATTCCGTAACTTCTTTTCTACCTCGTCTCTATCACCATCTCTGTCTTGTGTCTTAACAACAAAAACTGTAGTCTTACTATTAGATTTCTTATGTTTCTCAATGGTCAATCCATCGGTTACTTCTGAAGGCAAGTCTTTTACTTCTAATGCTTCATCGAGTGTTGGGATATCTAATTTGATATCTTCCAGTTTTGGGTCGAGTAGTTGTGAGAATGATTTCATAATACTATTTATCCTAATCTGCCAGTCTAGAGAAGTTTTTATGTTTCTCGAATCTTAATACATTACTGAACTTATCATATAATGTATCACCTTTATGACTAATGATAAATGCATTTACTCCATCTGTCAAGGTGTTTAACAGCTTTAAAAATTCATCTGTACCAGCAACATCTAAAGATGAGTCAAAGACTTCGTCTAGGATTAGTAAATTGGTGTTCACACTGTTCTTCATTCTTGCTACACTTCTCCATGTGAATAGAAGTGCAAGGTCGATTCTCATCTTCTCACCCTGTGAAAAGTTTTCGTATTTGAATACGTCTCTGAATCTTGATTTAATTGTTTCGTCAAATGATTCATCTAACTCAAACCCAACATAAAACTCTAACTGTGCAAGATACTTATTAATAAGCTTATTCATAATAGGAACATACTGCTTAATAATCTTTTCCTTTACACCTTGGTCTCTAAGTAGAGTTGTTGCAATGTCATAGTAGTGAGTTCTGTCCACTAAAGCTTTGTGTTTAGTATGCAGAACATCTAACTCATCTTCACCTTTGGTTATTCTCTCATGTACATCTGTACCACCATCGGATTCGATTTTTAATTCTTCAATTTCACCATTGATTTTTTGAATGTATTTTTGATTGGATAAGATTTCAGTTTGATGTAGACCTACTTGTCTTTGAATATTGTCGATGTCGGTTTGGATATCACTGATTTCGATGATTCGTTTTGAAGCAGCCCCGACTCCATCTTCAATCTGTTGGAGTGCATGTGCAATCTCCGTTGCCTTCTTAGTCTTTGATTCGAGGTGTTCCTTTTTATGCTCTTCATCTAACCCTTGTTTACATGTTGGACATTCATCATTCTCTTCATAGAACTCAACTTCTTTTAATGCTTTCTTTCTTGCATTAGTAAGTTGTTTCTCCATATCTTGTAAGTCTTTTAACTTTTTAGTAATGGAATCTTTATCGGAAATTGTTAACTGTATAGTTGTAATCTCTTCACTGTTAGTATCTATAACTTCTAACAGCTCACCTATATGAATGTTGGTGTCTACTACTGTTTGTTCGAACTGAGTAATCTTTGCCATTCTATTTTCTGTCATGACCTTGACTTGTTCATTAAGACCACTGAGTCTTTCCTCTAGAATCTCAACTTGATGTTGAGTATCCTTTAAATCAATTTGATGTGCAGCCTTTTTCTTTCTCAATAGTTGCATCATGGTGGTGAAGATATTAATATCCAGCAAGTCTTCTACAAGTTTTCTCCTATCCTTTGCTCTAAGTTGCATGAAGGGGGTGAAGTTTGCAGAACCTAAGATTGCAACCTGTGTAAACGAACGATAAGACATCTTAAGAATATGTTTCTCTATATGGTCTTGATAATCTCTTACTGTTGCATCTTGATTGACAAGTACTGAGTTAACATATAGTTCAAAGATGTTTGGTTTTGCACCACGAATAATTTTNTATTGTTTCTTACCNATTGAAAACTCAATCTCTACTACTAAAGCTTTCTCATTGATACTATTAATAAGAAGTTCTTTCTTNAGATTCCTAAATCCACGTCCATACAATCCGAAACATAATGCATCTAAAAGTGTGGACTTACCAGCTCCATTGTCTCCTAGAATAAGTGTCGTTTGATGTCCGTTTAATTCTATCTCTGTAAATGTATTACCCGATGAAAGTAAATTCTTCCATCGTACCTTCTCAAAATTTATCATAAATAAGTGTGTTCATCCAATGCCTCGTTATACAAAGTTTTCATTATCTCATCGAGTTTTTCTTTCTTACCTTGTATCTCTAACCCTTCAACATACTTGGATAATATAGTTAGGGTATCGTCTACTCCTTCGATTTCTTCATCATCGAAGAAGTCCATGTGCTTATTATCATCAACAACTGCAACGTGTAATGGATTAGAAGCATGTACCTTATCAAGGAATGAATCGAACCAATACGGATTGTCTTTGTTAACAACAATAATTTTTACAAACTTGCCGTCGAATTTTGAGTAGTCTAAGTCCTGTAGCTCTTCAAAATCTTTTATCTTACCATCATCATAATAACCTTTCTCAAACATAGTGAGAGGATTATGTACTGGAGTAATCTCTTTTGTTTCTGTATCAAAAATATGGAAGTACTTCTTGTCATTGTAATCAGACCAAGTAAATTCCATTTGAGAACCTAGGTATCTAACATTCTTTACTTCTGACTTGTGATGGAAGTGACCACTGTACACCTGTTCAAATCTCTTAAGATAGGATATGTCTAGTCCATGCTGACATGTCATGTTGGGTAATAGTAATGCACCTTCTATCTCAAAGTGTCCCATACAATGAGTTGCAGCTGCCGTCTGCATGAAATCTACCATGTCTGCATAGTTCTCGGGGTTAATCCATGGAACTAATGCAATAGGAAAATCATCATATTCCTTTACAATAGGGTCGGCATATACGGTAATATTAGGTTGATTGTATAACAATAGTTCGGGACTATTGACATCATTTGTGTTCTTATAATANGTATCATGGTTACCTAGAATCAAGTCCATCTTGATTCCCCTTTCATTCATGGGTTCAACAAAGTGTTCGATGTTTGCTTTCATCGATGCAAAGTTTACGTACTTGCGTCTATCAAAGTAATCACCCATATGGATAATCTGTTTGATGTTATGCTCATCTAGATATGGGAAGAATACCTCTTCATAAAAACGTCCTTGATACTTGGACATCTCAACCATATCTGAACGGACACCACAATGGGTATCATTTAATATCGCTATCTTCATTCAGTAAAGTTTTCTAAGTTCTTGTTTACTTTCTTTTTTTTGTTTTTGGATTTACGTGGTTCGTATTCTACACGATTCATATTCTCTTGCATCCACTCCACGTTAGAGTTAACTAATGATGGGTCATGTTGACCATCGATAGTTGCAAATGAATCCATAGTAATAGATGATTCCATGATTTGTTTTTGCTTGATGTAGACTTGTTTCTTTTCTTTCTGAATCCTTCTTAAGAAAGCGTAATAACAAATCTGTGTAACATATGCAAATGCATTGTTGGATTTTTCAACGTTGAAGTTACCAATGTATTGGATACAATTTTCGATTGCATCGCAAATCATTTCGTCACGGTAAGTATAGTTGATGAAATTGGGTCGAGTGGATAATCGGGTTGCAATCTTATAGATACACTCACCAATATATTCAGTCATTCGAGGGGGGGTTTTCCCAGCAGAAGTTGCTTCTTTTACAGAGGAGTTAAACTCTGCGACTGCAGCTGTAAACTCTTTGTTATTGACATAGTGTTCTGCTTTTTTGGGGTCTTTTTTCGTAGTCATGTATACATTATACCTGTTTATCGTAGTATTGTAAGGGGCTTTTTAAATTAAATTTATTTATAAAAGCCTATAGACAACTGAGGAAAGTATGATAAAATGAATATGTCCCGCGGGGGATATACTTAGCTAGACTACTTCTCTGTTACGAACTCATTCAATTGTCTTGCAGTCCTAATAACTTCTTCACCAGTGATTTCTCTTAGTGGTAAAGGTTTCTTATCATTTGGGAACGAATCGTTGTGAGCGTAGACGGCGTCAACTTCCCTTTGATAATTAGAGGTTAAGATACCTTCTGATAGGGATAGTAGTTCGGCTCGGATTTCAAAGCCTGATTTTGTTGTGTTTGACATATGTTTCTCCTGTGTGTATATGTGTGTGTTGTAAAATTATTCTTACCTAGTATATAGGTGTTTACAAGAATAAGTTTATTAAAGAGAATGCTAATAGCATGAATCCGAAAACACAGACTTGGACTATGGTAGCCCAAAAGATTTGTTTCATAGGATGTATTTCTACTATACGTTCCATCCATTTTTCNGAAGGGGAAAGGTTTACAATCTGTAATAGTTTATCTTCTTTCATAATGTTTGTATGTGTTTTTTAAATTGTTCGTAGTCTCTCACTGCACGTAACGCTCCTGGCTCTCTATCTAGAAATACCCAAGAGGTAAGTAAAATGAATACTATACTATATTTCATCTTGGGTTGTAAAGGTAGAGGGCGATTACAATTAGTATCTGAAAAGTCAGACCACTAATCAGTAACCACAAATCAGACATTAGGAACCAACGCAAATATAGAACCACAGAAAAGCAGACAGAGACAAATAATCTCCGTCTGCTCTCGTAGTTTGTTAAGTTTCTTGGTTGACATTACTTCGAAGCTATGATAACTAAGAATGGTAACGCAAATGGAAGAGTCATCAGCACTAGAAATTCGATAGTGTCACAGATTGCACAAACACGTTTGTCCTCTTTGACTTCTCTAGCTTTTCGCACCATGCTCTTCGCAATCAATGTTGCTGTTGACATGGTTTTCCTTTAAGGTTAAGTTATAAAAATATTGTATAATAGTATATAGACACGGATTATACGCACTTATTTAGACAAATAAAAATCCTAATGAATTATTTTTTCGGGGTCGAAGTCTTCAAGGTCGAAGTCTTCATCGATTAAGTCCATGTCTTCGGGGACAAGGGACTCCATTACTTTTGTTAAATATTCTCTACGTACATCATCGGGTACATTCCTTTTGTTGGTTAGTGGTATGCTTTGTGTCTCTACCATCTCTAACCATCTTGATGAAGCTTCATCATAGAATGGAACAAACTGTTGATTCATATTACTACGGTATAGTATTTGGTCATTTGGAATAACGATGATTGGGTCATCACTAAGAGGTGCATACGGATAGAAGGTTGCAAGAGTTTCAAGTTTATTTTGCACGGTTAACTGACACATCATAGGTAGTGTTATCTCAATACCTTTAGTTGTGTCTCTTACCATACCCACCACTTCACTACCAGTTTTTAGTTTTACAACTTCGTATTTTTGTGGTGTTAAATCTGAGGGTCGTGTCATTTTAAATCGAACTGCCTTATCTCGTATGTAAAGTTTTCTTCGTTGTATATATTTATACGTTCTTTAAGGTGATTGAGAGTATGATTGTTACATTGTAAGTCATCTGATATATCAAATAACCTCATCTCTGTTTTACCGTCAGCCTTACGAAGTCCTCTACCTATAGATTGAAGGTTTCTGATTCGACTTTTACTTGGGGATGCGAAGACAATATTGTCTATTCGTTTGATGTTAACACCTGTAGAGAAAGTTCCGTATGATGCTAGTATGACGTTATTGTCACTTCTCTCTACTATTTCTCTAACTGCTTCTCGGTCTTCTACATCTGTCCCACCATTGACATAGTGGAGCGTTCCCTTTCTTCGTGTGACCATGGGGTTGAACATTTCCCATAGTGGTTGTCCATGTTTCTCAATGTATTGAAATAGTACTAGGGTATTACCTTTCAGTGACCCCACAAGATTAGTTATGAAATGATTTCTTTCTTGGTGTGATACTAGATAATCCATCTCATCTTGGTATGACATTTTTTTCTGTTTAGTATGACGAAGTATGACACATTCTATTTTTAAATTTGCAATCGTTCCCGAATCCATCAACTCCTTTGTGCTTATGACCTTTTTGACAGGGCCGAATAAACCTTCTAGTTGTAGTCTGTGTACTTCTGTTCCGTCCAGTGTACCAGTACATCCAATACGTACAGCAGTAGTCTTCATCTTTTCAAGTATACCTTTCAGTACATTTGCTTTGAATAGATGAGCTTCGTCTCCTATTACAACATCGAATGATTGCATTACTTCCTTTGGTGCTTTACTGAATGACTGCCATGTGGTAACTGTGATTGGTGCATCGAAAACTTCTTGACCATGATAGATTTTACAGATAGGGTCTTTGTATCCGTAGTCTTTAAAATCCTTAGTCATCTGTTCCACTAATGATGTGGTGGGTACGATGATGACTGTCTTAGAGTCATAGTATCTTGCAAGTAAATAAATGATTAGAGACTTACCACTTGCAGTGGGTGATAATAATAGTTGCCTACCATATTGAACTGCAGTTTTAAAGGCTTCTAACTGGTAATCTCTTGGTGCAAATGGAAGGTCTAATATACTAATCCAATCTTCTATTGATATCGGCCCGTTGTTTCTTTCCTTCTTACCAATAACATCTTGAATACCTTCAAACTCGTAACCTCGTTCTCTGCAGAACTCATCTACGTATGGAAGTAACCCAATATAAATCTTGTGTGTTTTGATTGAGAAAAGATATACTTTACCGTCCCACCATTTGTTTTTATAACTTGGCATGAACTTTGCGTTCGGTACAGCAAAGGAAAAATAGTCGTGAAGGTCTTTGGCTAGACCATCATCACAGTCTACCCTCATGAAACATTCGTCCACCTTTGATACTGTGACTTTCATTTTATCTGTAAGGATGTCCACAAAACCAGCCAACTAAACTGGTTCGGGTTCCACTGGTGACAGGCGTCACTTGATGGTGTACAAAAGATGGGAACAATAATAATGACCCCTTTTGTTTTGCAGAGTTAGGAATCTGACGGTAGTAATCCCTCATGTCTCTAGTGTAATCTTTTGAAGTAAGTGTGTCCTTTGAACGAACATCTTCTATCCATTGAAAGTTACCACCCTCGTATTCATCGGGGTCTGTCAATTGTATGGACATACTTAACTTTCTAATCATACCATTGTTTTCATACGGTACGTCACCAGCATCTTGATGCCATGTGTAAAACCCACCACGTTCACCTTGTTGTGCATGATATGTTGTATGTTGAAGTGGTTCAGCATATTCTATGTCGACATTCCATCCACTCTGTTTAGAACCCATAGTAACAGCTTGTTCTATCCTTGTCCAAACGTCTCCTAGAAGCTTTCCATGGTCTCCATGTAACCATCTAATATCTGATGCTCTTATGTTATCAACGACTTTACCACCTGCTCCATTGGCTCTTTTATTGATTACCTCAGCATCGGGGTCTAATCCTACTCTTCCACCTTGCCCTACTGCACCTTCCTCTAAATCGAATTCTGCAGCTTTACCATTAATAAATTCAACTTCATCTGAAGTTAAAAGTGAAGGGTATGTGAATAGGTAGTTACGTAAATTCATTATTGACCTGCCATGAATTTTCTCCAATCAATCGTGTTCTTGATTGTTTGGTGTCTCCATGTGATGTTCTGCATACATTCTTTAAGGAAGTCTACAGTAACTTTTAGATACTCAATCTTTGCATTGAGTTGTTGTAAATCTGTATCGGCATTGAAAAAGATGTTCATATCATTCTTCATAATTTTAAGACCATCGAATGGGTCGGGGTTCCAACCTAGTTCCTTTATTCTATCATCATCCATTTTACCATTGAACCACAACCACTTATCTTTAAGTAAAGTATTGTATTGTTCTTGGTATCTTTTGTGAACTAGTATTTTAGTAGTGAGTAAGTCTTGGTATTTTGCATGAAGCTTAGGTACTTCTAAGGATGCAGTATCCAATTCAATGTCATCTATTTCACAGTCACTTGCCCACTGGGCTTTCAATTCTTCTAAAGTCATAATAATATTATATCACGAAAACGTGAATCTAACTAGTGGTTTCTATGTCGTAGTAAGTAAATTTAAACTCAATAGTTGCAACCACAGATTCACCATCTGCACCCGATTCAAACTCTAATCCACTTAGACCGATTGGAAAGCAGTCATGGAATCTAAAGTATCTATTGGGTATGTTTTTGTTTGTTGTTGTAATAAGAGTGATATCAGATACTTCTGAGCCTGCATCTCCCTTATCCGAAGACGTTCCTATTAGATTTCTACTGGTACCAACATAGGTCTCATAATCTTTAGGGTCTTTAATTGGTACAATTGCATTCATCCATTCGTACACTTCTTTGAAGTTCTCTAGGTCTTCATCCACCAAGAAGTCTACAGATAGATTTTCAAATGTAACTTTGTCGCCTGGAAAATATGCATCCAACCCAACCCCAGCACCGTGTGCTAATTCTGAGAATGACACGCCTGGAATATTACACTTCTTGACAAAGTATTCTGCAGTTGGTATCCTATCAATAAGAAGTCTAAAGTTGTTCTTATTGAGAAGAGATTTGTTGATATCACCCATGGACTCTTGTTATCCGTTTGTTAGTAGTGATGTCGTGATAATCGTCACCCCTATACTCTCTTGTTGTAGTTTCTTCACATAGATATCCTTCTTGGATATAAGTGGTTACAGTTTTTCTAGAGATTACATTTGTGTTCTCTCGACCTTGTGGAAATGTTTTTGCTTCCCATGGGCCCTCTAAAACTTGTACACTCTTTTCATAATTTGACATATTGTTCTCCGTATATACTTATTTAGGTGTTTTGATATGCCAGAACCTACGGAAGTGAACATAATTTGGTGGTATTGATGCAAACTTACATGCCTTATTTGGATTCTTAGGATGCACATCTTCCAGTGTCCAACTGTATACGTCTCTTCTATAGACTTCGTTAGGTATGATTATACCAAAGTCATTATCCAAATCTTCATCATCATATCTTGCGTATATCTTACCTATCTCATCTAAGTATTCTTCTACATGTGTATCATTAAATGAAGCTTCCCACTGGTCGAACCCATTAAAGACTCTACAATTTCTCTTCTTTGCTTCGCCTGGAGCTCCATGTACAGCAGACATCTTTTCTTGTCTAAACCATGGTGCCGGCATTGGTAATGTATTGACTGCAGTCTCTAAAAACATTTCATCAGTATGATTAAATGCTCTTCTCAAATCATCGTAGATATTTTTAACGTGATACAGAGTACCAAAGTGAATAATCAAATCCCACTTTCTTCTGAACGACCATTCTTCATTATGATTGATACATAACTTCTCTGAGTCTGTGTCTATTGAATCTAATAATTCCTGTCTTGCATCTGCATAGGATACAGTTGCACCTAACTTTTCAAAGTGTCTACCAATTAGTCCATGTGCAGTTCCTAGTTCTAGGATAGTCTTCCCATCAAACCAATCTTCACCTTTACAATCGATAACCTTTTTAACTCGTGCTTCCGTTGGAAGGTACATTGTGTGTTCGTCATCTGTGATTGGATTCTTCCATTTAAAGAAACCTTCCAACCCCTCACCATACTTAATCATCTTCATACAGGTATTTATCGCCAAAAAAAACCCCTCGTGAGAGGGGTTTTAGTATTCCAATTAAGGAATGAGAACCTAAGTTCCTTACAGAATGTTAGACACTGCCATCTTTCTGTAGTACTGGTTAGTTCCATTGGATGCAAGTCCGTCAGCAGGTACATTACCTACGAATGGATTTGAAACCATACCATATCTAGTTTTGAAACCGATTTTTGGTTGGAATGTGTTCTCACCTACTGCACGAACCATTTGTAATGGAACGTATGGGCAATAGAAAAGACCAGCATCATAAGGGTTAGTTCCTCTATAACCTACTGTTAAGTAGTCAACACCAGCATATGGGTCAACATATACTTTAACTCTTCCGTTTAGAAGACCAGCAAAAGTATTACCAGTATCGTCAACGTTTAAGTTTGTGTTAAGAGCAGGAGTGTAATCTAATACACCTGCCATTGAAAGAGCAGAAGCTACATCACTTGAACAAAGGATAAAGTTACCTTTTCCTCTTCTTGTATCTTTAGCGATGAAGTTTGATTCTCTTTCGATTTGGAACAATAATCCTTTGAATTTCTCAACAGACCATCTACCGTTAGCATCAACATCTAAGTTGAAAGTACCTGCTGAAGCTGTTGAAGCTGCACCAGTTTTTGCTTGTAAGTTAACATTTCTGATAACTTCACGGTTGATTTCTGCAAGAATTTCTGATGAAAGAATATTTGCAAGTTCTGATTCTGCGTCAAGACCGTGGATTGCTTTGAGGTCTTGTGCAAGTTCGAGTGTGTACTCAGCTTTTAATGCTCTGGATTTAGCAGTGACAGTAGCTTTCTCGATTGAGAATGCCATCTCTGCAAAGTGATTTCCTGCTGCATCACCTAATGCTTCAGCAGAAGCAGTACTCATACCACCACTTGTAGTGGATGCGTATGAAGGAGATGATGTGTCGAAAGGGTCACCTATTGGGTCTGAACCTAGTGAAGTACCTGTTCCTTGAGGAGATGCAGAGTAATCAGTTCTTGCTTCGTTATGAAGTGCTTCTGATTTTGCAGCTCTATCGGCGTCAGTATCATCGTTATATCTTGCTTTCATAGCAAAGATAAGTCCAGTTGGGCCTGTCATTGGTTGAACACCACAAATGTCGTATGCAACGAGATTTGGCATAGCACGTCTTACTAATGAAATCAAAATAGGATTCCAGTTTGCAACCGCGCTTCCAGTAGCATTTAAAGGTGCTGCTTCTTCCAAGTTTCCTTGCTCTTCGAAAAGGGCCTTCTCTTGGTTTTCAAGAATAACAGCAGTAACAGCACGCTTGTAGTTGTCTTCGATTTTTGGCAAATCGGAGTGTTCTAGAATTGGCTCCCACTTTTCTTGTAAGTTTTCTGATAAAAACATTTTATTTTTCCTTTAAATTTAACCTAATGGTTTTAGTTTAGTTATTGCTTGAGTGTACTGTTGCATGTCGGGAGCAAGTAGTGGTTCTTTCTTTTCAGAAAGTTCCCCTGTTCCTTCTTCTACAATAGTATCCTCAACTAGTTTATCACTCTCTTTTGGAAAGTAAGCTTCAGCGATTTCTGCAATCTTCTCAGCGAAGTCTGCTTCATCTTTGAAGTCTACACCATTAGATAATGATTCTAGCTTCTCTTTTTGTGACTCGGACAAACTGTCACCAGCTGCCTTAACCACGTTACTTCTCTTGAGGGCATCTAACTCTTCTGTGACATCAATATTTTTACTGACTTCACCATCAAGCTTTTGCTCCATCTCATCGAGACGATTTGCGAGTTCATCGATAACGTTGTACTTATCTTCTGGCACGTCAACATAGTGTTCTGTGAACAATGTTTTCAAACCATCGATGAAGTTCTCTGTCATCTCTGCTCTCAATCCTCTTTCTATTGCAAGTTCGTTTTCTTTCGTCCACTCGTCTGCAACATATGAAAGATATTTGTCAACGCCTTCCGCAAGGTCAGCTTTGACTTTTTCCACTGAGGATTTTAATTCTTCTGAATATTGGGTTTCTAAAGACTCTTTAATCTCTTCTATTTTAGATGAGACTGCAGCCTTGAAGATAGTTCTTGCTTTCTCAGCACTTTCTTCCGAAAGGTCTAGTGCTTCAGAGATTTTAGATAGGTCGTCTTCTACTTCAATCTCGACTAGGTTTGCTTCGAGCTCTGCAGAAGTTTCTTCGTCAACGATTTCCTCTTTGACTTCTTCTTCCTCTTCTTCTTTTTCAGACCACTTTTCAGCAAGTTCTGCAACTGCTTCTTCGTCCATAGACTTTAGTGATTCTACAATTTTTCTAGCTACTTCTGCTTTAGTCAAGGTCTCGTCAACTTCGTCTTCTGATATAGAACTGAATCTACTTTGAAGTTCTTCCTTAGTCATTTCCTTCATGTTGTTGACGATAGCTTTGATTGATTCCATTTTTGTTGCCTTAACAACATCTTTAGACTCTTCTTCTTCTGAAACTTTTGCAAGTTTAGGTTGACTGTCACCTTTTCCAGCATTCTTTTGATGTGCATCACCACTAACTGGTTTCACATTTTCTGCTTTCTTCTGTGCATCAACTGCTTTGTCAACAGGATTTTCTTCGGGTTTGACGACTTCAGCTTTACCGCTTTCGATTTTCTCGGCATCTGATGAACCTTGCTTAACAGGTTTCGCGTCACCTTTTTGAGCACCATCTGTAGGTTGCTTCTCTTCAGAAACTTCTACTTCTGTACTTTCTAGGTTATTTTCTAACTCTGCCATGTTTTTCTCCTGTTTGAGTTTACTTTTTTATTTATATGTTATAGGCTTTCAACAAACCTTTTCCATAGATTTAACTTGGTTTCTTCCAATTTATTCAGTTTAGCACCCCTTAATTCGGTTCGCATCTTCTCTGAATCAACTGCTTTCAATATACCATTAGACATAATCCACTCTACACCTTCGTATATACCTTCAACGAAGGCCTCGGGTGCAGAAGGGTCTGCAACTATATCGGCTGCTGTTGCTAATTGAAAGTCCCCTTTTACGTATTGAGCTCCACCTTTTTCTTCCAAGGAACCTAATCCTCTAGATGATACTCCTAGTTTGGCACCGTCATCAATCAAATTTCTTACGATTTGACCGTTTGGTGTGCTCAAAATCTTTGCACGTCCCACATAATTGTTACCATCTTCTTCTAAAGATGTGATTAAGTGTGACACTTTGTCAAGATTAATAGTCGGGCCCTCGGGATGTCCGAGTTCTCCAAATGCTCTATCTTTCTCAACGAATTCTTTTCTGTAACGGTTTACTTCTTTTTCCATTATCTCTTTAGGATATACACGTCCGTTACGGTTCTTAATTTCAGACTGCATGAAAACACCTTCGATGAAGTATTCCTTCTGTCCCTTTGCGTTTTCTTCGATGACAACTGGTGTCATTTGATAATCGTTATACTCTGATATTAATTTCATGTATTATTTCCTCTATGTTTATTCCTTCTTCAGACATGTTTGACATAATCTTTCTAATGTCTTTCATCTCTTTTTCAGCAGATTTCAAATCTTTGTAAGGTGAATCACCACTAAACAAATTCCCATCCATATAAACATCTACTTTATTTCTTTTGTTCTGTACAAAAGAAACTGAAACTTTCTTTCCACCAATCTTTAAAACATCAACCTTGAGCTCCTTTGAACCACTAGGCAATTTTAGTTTTGCCTCGTTCAACTCAGATTGTACTGTTCTAAATGACTTCACCTTACTCTCCTGTAGGTTCCTGTGGTGTATCCATCCAGTCGACTTGAGCATTAACTCTCTTCATGTCTACTGCATCTGCAGCTGCTTTCTTAATTCCATCACCGATAGAACCTTTTGCAGCTTCAAGTTGACCTGCTTCTATTTGGTCAACGATTTGTTTTGATATTTCACTACTCATAATTTACTCCTAAAAACCACCGAAGTCGTCATCGTCTTCGTTACCACCCTCTTCATTGCCACCTTCATCTTTAATCTGTTGGTCAATGATACGGATATCTTCTTCTGTCTGTCTCAGTATATACTTTCTAACATACTCGTCTGAATAGTATTTACCAACATAGTCAGCTGCCTGTGAGAGAGTATCTAGTCTCTCTCTTAAAATCTCTGCATCCTTCAACTCTGTAAAATGGTTGTCGGTTGCATAATCATACAAGAGAAAGTCCTTGAATTTATCGAACTCTTCTCCTGTTACAATTTCCTTAAGTACTAATTGTGTCTTAAGAATATCTGTAAAAACTCTTCCAAACTTCTTCTGAAGTCTGTTTGTGAACTTATTAAACTTAAGTTCATCTCTAGAAATCTCTGAAGCACGACCCATGTTAAACCCATTGTCTGCTTCCATTCTAGATGAAGGTACATTTAGAGACTGATATAACTTCTTCTTGAAGTATTCGATATCATCTATATCTGCTAGGTTTTGNCCGCCTGGCAATGTAGTAATCTCTGTTCCTCTACCACCTTCTCTTCTAGGNAACCAAAAATCTTCNAACATACTCATATGTTTTCTATCATCTTTGATTTCACCTGTATCTGCATTGTAAACCAACTTGTTCTTGTATCGGTTCATTACATCAGCAAGATACTGTTCTGCTTTTGCTTTNGGAAGGTTACCTACNTCNATGTAGAATATTCTTCTTTCGGGAGCTCTTGATATCCTATAGATAACAAGTGCATCTTCCATCATTGATAACTGATTTGCAGTCTTCAATGCCTTGTGCAGATACCCGATGACTACNTTCTTAGTGTAGTCAAGTAATCCCGAAGTCGTATAAGTAACTGCCTCGGGTGCAATTCGTACAGTGTTTCCTTCCGCTGCACTGGATTTATCAAAACCCTTATCATTGAAAACGAAAAACTCTTCTATCGCTGAAATCCTTTCGACCTTAGTCTTGGGGTCTCTTTCTTTCTCAATGTTTCTGACCTTCTTAATTTTAATAGGGTCAATGTTTCTTAGGTCTACTATACCACCTTTAGGTTTTTTAGCGTCAACGACCTTATGGAAGTATACCCTTCCATCTACGTACCATTTTCGGAAAATTTCATGAGAGTTCTGATTGAACTTCATCATTGATAGGATGTTGTAAAACTCGTTTTGTATCTTTGTTTTGATACTATCAGAGAGTTTAACATCTCTGAGGTCGAGTGTGACTATCCTATCAGAACTATCCGATGTGATACACTCATTAACTATATCTTCGATTGCAGAATCACATTCTGGCACCAAAGATACTTCACGATATCTACGAATGAGTTCTGCCTCATTCTTGATACCACCTTCCATGTCGATGTAAGCACCGTATGCTCCACCACCCACGAAACCACTTTGTTGTTGAATGACGGGCGTACCGTCATCGTCAACTGGTGGAACGAAAGAAGGTGCCTTCGGCAACTCCTTCGCTCTTAGTTCATCCTTTTTACGGGATATTTCAAATCCTAAAAATTCCATACTATTATTTATACCACCTAAAAGTGGTGTTATTCACTGTTCTTAAAGAACTCTTTCCCAGTGAGAGAAGGTTAAATCAACTGTAAATTCCTCTACTGCATCTACTGTGTCATAACCTAATGTTATTTCACCGATGTTTTTAGGGAACATGTTGAAGAACTCATATCTCGCTAGTACAGAGTCGTCTTTGTTTAACTGTTCTACAAACGCTCTACTTAATAAGTAGTCCGTTGTTGTAGCACCTTCACCACTGTCCATTGCTTGAATTTCAGTCTGCCATGCTTCTAGAGCAGTTCTTGCTGAAAATTCCATGTCATTGATGATGGTTATTGACCAGTCTGCAAAAGTACGTTCTCCTGCTAGTTTAAGGTTATGTCCTCTGAAAGGAATGATGACTTCGCCTAAAGTTCCTGCTGGGATGTTTGCACCCTTACACATGAACTCGATATTGTTACCAGCTCTAGGTAGGAATACTCTAAATCGGTTAGCTCTTGGGCCACCACCGACTAGTTGTGCTTTAAATTGGTCTATTGTTGCCATGTTTTATCTCCTTAAACTGCACCATATATTTCACTAAACTCAACCCCCGACCTTGCAGCCACGAAGTTAAGAGTGATAAAGTTAATACTTCTAGAAGGTTTCACAAAGATAGAACATACAAATTCGTTTCTATCGATGACTGAATCAGTGTTGTTTGTTTCGTCACAAACTACTGAGAAATCTACTAGTCCTCTTCTGTTTTTAACATCTCTTAAGAAAGGTTCAACAGCTGCTCTGAATTGAGCTCTTGTGAATGCATCGTTGAATTCAAAGAGTTGTGATTTAGCTGCAGTTGATATTGCCTTTTCTAGGACGATGAACAATCTTCTTACATTGATTCTGTCGAATGCAGAAGGACTTGTTAATGCAGTCTTATCACCATAAAGGATTGTACCTTGGCCTGGGAATGTTACTACTGGGTTGACTCTTGCTCTGTACAAGTCATCTCTTGATGATTGTGAAGGATTGAATGCAAGTTTTGTGATACCTAGGTATTGTCCTCTAGAGAATCCTGCTGGTGAGAACCATGCATCTCTAAGAAGGTCTGACCTTGCCATGATGCCTGCTGTGTGACCATTAGCTGGTACGTAACAGTACTTATCATTGAATCGGTCATACTGGTATGTCCAACCGCTGTCGATTACGGCATATGAACTTGAAGACATTGTANTTGCAGTTGTAATNACGTTANNTGCTTGTGTTGACTCTGAAGTAACACCAACAACGTCTGCACGTCTTGGAGAAACGATTGCAATACAATCCTTTCTATTTTCTGCAACTAATACTGCTTGGTTAGCAAGTGTTGTCCAGTCTGCAATTGTATCTTGGTCTGTACCACTACCGTTATCACATCTTGTTGAACCAACAATCAAGAATGAGATGTCATGTAAATCCCCATCTTTGAAATGGTCTTCCCATGCACCGTACTTCTGAGCTGCAGTTGGAGTTCTTCCATCTGCACCATTTGCTAGGGATGCTGTCATTGGTAATGTTGGAAACAAGAATGATGTTGTAGCAGATGCCAAGTGAGTTCTGTCTTGGTTTGCTGGAGTAATCATTGCAGTGTTATGTCCACTCCAATATACCCATTCTGATTTGTTACCAATTACTTTTTTGTAATAATTTGATTGGCCTGATGCGTCTTTAGCATCTGATGCCATTGACACGAATGCATATGTTTCTAAAATGCTGTGAGGTATTCCAGTGATTGTTCCATCTTCATCAGCAACTACTACGTGTATTTCGTCATTTGAACCACCAGCTGCAAGTGCAGATGCACTCTTGCCTGGAGCTTTGTCGAAAGATGAGTAGAATTCCCAGTATCTATTAACTGCTGTTCCACTTGCCACTGTAGCAATTAGACCCGAACCTGTTGGTTGACCTATTGCTTCGACTGTGATGTTGTCTGAGTTGATTGCTGTAACTCTGTACTGTTGTGTGATTGCACCGAATGTGACGATGTCTCTTACTTTACATAATGCACCACCACCAGTTGCAAGAGTGATAACTGTTTGACCAGCTGCTTCCTCTCCACTAGTTGTAGTCGCTGCATCATTGTAATATGCATCGGATGAAGCACATACTGAAACTTTAAGTGAATTACCTAAAGAACCAGCACATCTAGATGTCCACTGTCCTACTGTACCAACGAGAGCTCCACTCTCATATGATTGAACATATTCATCGTGATTTTTTAGAAGTGAAGAACTTGACCCGCCACTGTTTGCACTAAACAAACCTGTTGAGTTAACTCTTACTACTCTTAATGATGAACCATATCTTAAAAATGCTTCTGCTGAATAGAAGTCTTCTGCTCCAGCGTTAGTATTAGCTGGTTCTGAAAACTCATCGACTAAACCCTTTGCGTCTGAAACTGTCTTTACTTCATCAACAGGGCCCCATTGGAATGAACCAGCGAAAGCACCACTTGTGCTTGATACTGCTGGTACAACATTTGTAAGGTCAACCTCTTTGACCTGTACGCCTGGTGATACTTGAAATGCCATACTTTTTCTCCTGTTAATGTAAAAAGTTGTTTACTGTTTTATTTATAACTTTTAATTTCCTACTAATAGCATTATTACTATTACTACATGTTTTTGTGATACCATCTATCACCTTGATTATCTACAAACGATGCAGCTTGTTCAGTTGTCTCTCCAAATACACCTGCTGGAAGCAAGTCATCTTGAATAATCTTCTGTTGTTCTGCATACAACAAGTCTTTAACTTGTGTGTCTGTTAAGTGATAAAAATATTCTGTGGTGATAAACCAACTAAACATGACAACATTCATTACCATGTCATCGTGATATCCTCTATCAGCTTCAAAACTAGTACCTTTATTTATGAAGGTCATAAGCTCGGTGATAGTAGGTCTATCTACGAGTTCTAATCTATGTTCTTCTAACAACTCTTTCATTGTAGAACAACCGATTCGTTTAATCTTTCTCGACATCGTAACTCCGATGTCTTCTGCTTTTGCAAAACCTTGAGTAAAGACGTTCTCGTATTCTATATCATAGTGTAATTGGTTTGCCACCATAGCACCTTCATTATTATTCTCAATTATAACAATTGGTTTATTATAAGGTGTTACAAACTTATTTATAATATCGGGGAAGAGAAGGGGACTTATCATGTTATCTCGATATACAGCAACCTGTTTAAAGGGTTGTGTGGACACATCGAAGATAGTAAATGTAGACCAATCCATACCTCTACCCTTGGCAACATCAACTGTACATATGTACTCATGTCCTTCTGCTGGTCTATTATACATAACAAACCCATCTTTCTCATACTCTCCATCTACTGCTTTCATTTCCAATAGTGTGTTACTATTAATAAGAGTATTACCAGTTCCTAGGAATGAGTTACCATATTCCTGCTCGAACTGTGCTTCAGATGTGTTTGCAATAGTCTGTTCTTTCCATTCCTCATCTCGGCCCGGCACATCAAACCAGTTAATAAGAAAGTCTTTGTACTCTGATTGTCCGTGTACTGCACTCTCATATATTTTATGAAACATATTACCAACACCGTTTGCAGTAGATGTAATGATAACCTTAGATTCTTTACCCGATGTTACCACTGGATATGTTGCAGTATAGAAAGTTGCAGCGTCTTCTACGAATGCAAACTCATCTAGATATAGTAAGTTAATAGACATACCACGAATCGAACTTGAAGATGTCGCAGCTGCAACAACCTTCGAGTCGTTTGCAAATTCTATAGAACCTTTGTTAAGAATCTTAACGCCGGGCTGTAAAAAGAAAGGAACTGATTCTAGCATGGTAACAATACGTGCAATCATCTCTCTTGCAATTGCACCTTTGTTTGCAAGAACCGCTACAGTAACCTCGGGATGAAATACTAGATACCACAATAAGTATGCACATGATGTGATTGACTTACCACTCTGTCTTGATGCAAGAACTACATTGAATCGATTGGTGTTGTAGTGATTTATAAGTTTGTCTTGATAACCACGGAGTTTGAACGGCACCATACCTTCATCTAGTGAGATAATCTGTGTGTAGTTTTCAATGAAATGACAAGGGTCTTCAGAACACTTGACGTATTCTGCAAGTTCTTCTTTGGTATACTGGATATCAATCCCAGCTCTCTTGATGAGATTATTACCTAAGTACCCCTCATTTGTTGGTTGTACCATTATTCTTTATTCTTTTTTAGAAACTTTTGTAGTTCTGAAGTTGAACCTACGTATAGGTGATTGTGTTGTGTACCAATTTTCTGACCTTCTTCGTCCTTTTCTAATTCTTTAATTTTCTTCTGTAGGTCTAAAAGTTTTTCTGCAGTATCACCGACTGTTTTCAGAAGCTGCCCAGCAACCTCGTATGCACGTGGATGTTCCGTTTCTTTTGCAACATCCAATATACCATCGATTGCATCTTGTCCACGCTCTACTAAACCATACAAGTTTTCACGAGCATATTTGTAATCGTTTACTATGGATTCTCCCCTGTCTTTAGTAGTGGGAAGTTGTTTAGGAAGTATCTCTACCTCTTGTTTGATTTCAGTGTTGATATCTAGGATATCATCTAACTGTTTATCTATCGTATCTTTTGCCATTATTAACTCGCATCTGTAGTCCTATCGCCTGCAAAACTTCTAGTAGAACCATCATCATAAAACGTTACTGTCTCTGCAACAACAAAGGTGTCATCGGGATTGACCGAACCAACAAACTTAAGATTGGTTTTTGCATCTAGTGTCACTGCACTTGATACTACAATACTTTGTTTGTCCTCAGCAATAGAGGATATAGTTGGATTCGTTCCTAAATTGGTACCGAACACTTCATCGTTTACACTTATCTTTGTATTTATTGCTGTTGGGAATGTTATTGTGGTGGACGAAGATACTGCATTTGAAACAGCTGCAAAAGCTGGTTCATATGATTTGACCTCTTTAACCAATCCACTGTCTTCTATTTCACTGGTAGTGAATAGACCACTTGCAGTCTTAACTTGTCCTTGCACTCCGTCTGATATGTATGTTCTTTCGATAACATTCTTAATAATTTCACCAGTATATACTGGGCCGAAGAAGTACAGTTTCATCTGAAACTCCAATGTGTATTCTATAACACGTCTTTCTTCGAACGTACCTTCGTATTGGTCTTCCATTGATACGGAACTTAGAATAATTGGAACATCTCTATGGTCTGTCATAGAATCAATCATCTTCATAGTAACCGTATATTCGGGTTGGAAATATGGCAGTATTTGTTCTACTATTTGTAGTGCATCATTCATGTTCTTTGCAAGAATTGATAGACTAAATGTTAAATTGTATGGTGCTGGTTGATACTGAAATCCTCTCTTTCCTGTATCTGAACTTTCCAAATCGGATTTAGTATGTCGTATTAGTTTATTTTGTTGTCTAGATGCATCATATTCAAACCCTGTAAGTTCGAATGCAAGTCTAGGCATACTAATTGCAGTTCTCATACCATCACCAAGGTCAGCATCTTCTGCTAGTCTTTGCAAGAACTTTTGTTTTGGCCCGTATGATATTGGTACCTTTTGTTCTGTTAGAACTGTACCATCTGATTTGGTTTTCTTAATTGTAATGTTATTGAACAGTGTTCCAAAAATGGATACTGCTCGTTTGAAAGTTTCATTATAAAAATAGGTACCGAACATTATGTGACCTCACCGAATGGGTTAGTCTCTGAGAAATCTAAGTATCCATCTGCCTTGTCTTCAAAGTCTTTATTCTGTGCATCACCATCATTAGCAAACGTTAGCACGTCTGTAATCGATTCTATGACCACTGTCTTACCACTTGATGCACCAACTAGGGTGTCACCAACTGCAAGTGTTCTAGTGACATCTTTGATAGTAAGTTTACGGATATTCCCAGTTGGGCCAGGTGTCCAACCAATGACTTCACCTGTTGCAGCTCCACTATAATTAAGAACCTCTTGAATCACAAAGTCTCCACTTGTATTTGAAACTTGCATTTCTATAGTATAGGCTTGTTCGTTCTCCACTAAGTCTACCACTGTTCCAGTATCGAAATCTTCTCCACTGTATTCGAATAATTCACACTGCAGTTTGAATACAAACAGTTTTCCAACTTGATAGAATGGATTCTCATGTTCTACGAATTTTATTTCGAACATTGAACCACTCATAGGGAAGTAAATTAAATCACCTTCGTTGGGTCTCAATGATGTTGTAAGGTTTGAATCTAGTGATATGAATCTTTCCCATGTTCTTAGGGATATAACGAATGTTGCTTGGTCTCTTACTTGTACACCGAACTTGGACATGAGGTCTCCATCACCTTCAAATCCATCTGTATTTTCTAGATACATCTCTACTGAGTACGCATCTCCAAATTTAGACTGCACATCTTCACCAAGAATCGTGTCTTCTTCTACAATCTCTCTTGGTAGATAATACGTCTCGTGTCCAAACATCCTAAGTGACTCAACAACGATGTCTTCATATAACATCTGTTCAGTATTAACTGCATGGTTAAAAAATACATTTGTCGGCATGTTTTTATCCCATTAAGTCCATGACTGGCATTTCAAAATTCAGTCTTGACTCTTCTTCTAATCTTGTAATTTCCTCTTGTGCTTCGGACTTCATCTGTGCAGCGTCTAATGTAACACCGCCCGGCAATGCAATTCCCGAAAACTTTGATAGGTTTTCACCCCACTGATACTTAACTAATGCAGTACAGTATTTCTTCAACCACATGTCATTGTATACGTCTGTCATGTCTGTTGGGTCAATCTTTCTATAACATTCAATGATTAAGAACTCACCAGCAGTCAAACTGGATGCATCCAAATCTAGATACAATCTATTAGAATGCATGTTGTATCTTAAAGGTGTTCTTCCAACTAGAATATTATTCATCATTGAAAGGTTCTGTTGCATCATTTCATAATGTAAAACGTTGGTTGAAGATAAGTCATACATGTCATTCAATCTTAATTGATATCTTAAGTCAAACATATTAAGGTTTGATTTATCATTGAATGGTAAAATGTTTATAACAGATAGTACATGTTCGGGTAAGGTAAGATAGTTCTGTTGTTCTTTGTAAGTTTGTCCATCTATCACATGTCCACCTGCTGTAGCTGCAGAATGGGATTCGTTTGTTGTGAATGAGTCTATCTGATTTTGAGTTAGTTCGTGCTTAAGAAAACACTTCACACTACCATCATAGCAGTATTCTCTAAAGTATTGAAGGCCTTCGTCAATTCTGTCATCGAACTGGTCATCATCCACGTTGATTTCCAACACAGGTGCGCCTAGTCTTCTCTTGACATACTCTTTGAGGGTTGCTTTTGAATTGGGTTCTGCCATAATAGTATTTCCTGTTTAATACTATTTATGCGTTTTTTATTCTTGGAAATAAGTCTTTGACGTAAGTTTGTCTATTTTGTCCGAAATACGATTCATTTGGTCAAGCAGTTTAGTCATGTCGCGTTCTATCTCCTCTCTTGTGACATAATCTTTTGCTATTTCTTCACGTGTTTTATTGAGGAGAATACCTTGACGCGAAACTTCTGCTAAAGACGTTCTTAACAAGAATCCTATAGGTACTATGATGAACACCGTAACGATGTTGAATAAGATATAAGGTGTGATAGTAATTTCCATACTACTATTTAGAAAATCTAGTTCAGTATGGGGTTGCCTTTCGAGTCTAATTCGAAAACAAATTCATCTTCCGCTGGTAATTCCTGCCAAGGCTTTCTTGCGTCTGCAGAGTCACCAATGTATTGTACCCTACAATTAAAGGAGATTGAGTATCGGTCTTTGTCTGTGGGATTAGGTTCTACCATATGCATTGCACCACTAGGAAACATTACGAGTCTCCCAGTTTCTGGCTTGTATCCTATACTCTCTTGATGTCTTTGTACTGACGGATGGTCTGCAACTATCTTAGCATCGGTATTAATCATACTGAGGTCTCCCTCGTCACCGTCACCATGTACATAAAACACTCCACTATACCAACAACCATTATGTAAATGAGGTGTGTTCCATGCCCCTTTATCATTAATGTTTGCCCAAGTATTGTCTATACAAATCTGAGCTGCAGAGGGGTTGACCCCAAAATACAATTGTACTTCTTCTCTCAATGCAGTTTGTATGCATCTAATAATCTTTGCAAAAGACGGATGCTGTTCTATTCCATCGTGAGACTGCCATCCAGTGTATCTGTTTGATATCTGTCTCCCCTTTGGGTCTCTTTGTCTCCACGCATTCATCTCATCTCTAAGAAAATTAAGATATTCGATGTCAACAGCACCGTTACCATACCTTTCTTTATCAAGTAGGTCTCTTTCAAATATTACTGTGGGGAATGCTAATCTAACACTCATGATTCTTCTCCTATTTCGGGATTATGCATAGGACATTCGGGTGGTGGATTATCTTCTTTAAACATTCTACCCTTTTCATTCCAATACTTAATTCTTCGGTATGCCCCAGCCATTCCTTCTATATGTCTTTTCTCTTCTCTAAGTTCGGGTGACCTATTCCATTCATCCATAGTTTTAATTTTTTCACCGTCTTCACCCACTCTATGTGTGGTTCTTACAGAACGGTTTTCTTGCCAAGATTTATTATCGTATGTTATATATGATGCATTCCAAGTCTCTCTTCTGTAAGGTATTACTTGAACTAATGGTGTTCCTGCCTTAATTGTAAAGGATTTACTTGTCTTAGGATAGAATATGATTTGTGAATTATCCATGTTAACATTAAATGTATCTGTATCTATGATACCTTGCCATGTTGCAAAATGAGTATTCTGAAACAAGAATGGGTCTAGGTATAGACAAGAATAGCCAGGCGGTGTTATAATATTCCAAGGACTTCTCATTTTGAATGCATCCATGGTGGGTGCATCTTCTTTCGGTAAATACGTAAAACTCTGACCCACTTGAGCTGCTGGATGTGTCGGGGAATGATATGGGTTCTCGGGGTCTGNCATAGCATGAGCTGCACCCTCGGTAGGAANAATCACTTTCATATCTGCTTTTGCACAGATATACCATCCACTCTTTAACCAGTCATCCATTGCTGGACATGACCTAATGGTGTGTGTTTTATTTCCACGAACTACTTCTTGAACTTTCATAGTCTTCCACCAATCGGGAACAACCTTCTTTGCTAAGACTGGTTTCCATAATTCTGTGGTTCTCTTATCGTAAGTTGTGAATTCAATCGTAGGCATCTTCACCCCATAAAGTTTTTATACTAATTTCATCTCCTCTTATTACCAAAGAACGTCTATCCATATATCGTGCCTTTGGAGATGGTGCATCTGCACCATGTGGAATTCTTCCGTCAAACATTAACAGTCTGTTCGGTTTAAAATATATCTCTTGTGTTTGGTGATTCTTAATGTGGTTTGCTCTTCCATGGATTCCTTGTTGCATTTCATTATACAGTCTTAATGAACCGCCCCATGAATCATTCCAAAATCTATTTGGATAATATAGAAATGAAAGATTCCAACTATCATTGGAGTCACAATCTGCATGTGTGGTTCCTTCAAGTCCTTGAGTCTGTGAGTTCAAACCAAAGTATTGAAATCTTTCCCACATAAATCCAAAATCTGTTTGAAGTTTTCTATTAAACCAAGACATTAGGTAGGTATCGCTTGGTTCTATACCGTGTTCTAGTTCTAGGTTCTCACCTCTAAAAAAACCAGCACCCCAAAAACTATGATGAGGCAATCCTGTAGGACTCCCACTACCAACTTGATTTGTCTTA